CTAGGACATCGTGATCACTGACGGCTACGAGGGCGGACGTGCTGTGATAGAATATTTCAGAGGTTTATTACTAACATTAAAAGGAACCAGTTCAGAGGCCGTGAAGGTTTCTGTGAAGTGGGACGGTGCGCCCGCGGTGGTGTGTGGAATCGATCCCGACAACGGAAAGTTCTTCGTGGGCACCAAGTCAGTGTTCGCCAAGGCCGCAAAGATCAATTACACCAAGCAGGACATAGCCAGGAACCATGGCACTGATGACCTGGGACAAAAACTGTTAAAGTGTCTCGTACACTTGAAGAAACTGAACATGACCGGAGTGTACCAGGGAGACCTATTGTTTACAGACGAAGACATCACGCGTAAGAACATAGACGGCAAACCCAACCTAACATTTACACCCAACACCATCACATACGCGGTGCCAGAACAATCGGACCTAGGGGAGCAGATAGACAGGGCCAAGGTGGGCATCATATTCCACACCACCTACGTAGGTGACACGCTGGCCACCATGGACGCACAGGCGGGTGCAGACGTTGACTCGTTCACACGATCGCCGGACGTGTTCTTCGACAACGCCACCTACAAGGACGTGTCAGGCTCGGCCAAGTTTACTGATGCGGAGACCAAGCAGTTCTACAACGGCATAGAGAAACTAGAGGCACTACTGAACAACGTGCCACGTAACCTATCCAGTGTGCTGGGACAAAACCAGGACTTCGTGCCCATGTTCCAGATGTACATCAACGCAATGGTGAGGGAAGGCCAACTACCAAACGATGCCAACAAGTTTTTATTGGGATTCAAAAAATTCTACACGAACAGGATGGCACAACAGATGTCAGGTCTCAAGGCACAGCGGGCATTACAACTGAGACAAGACAAAATCAAACAGATGCCTGTATTCCTGAACAGGGCCAAGAAGCCACTACAGGCCATGCTAACGTTCTACAGGGCAGTGCAGACCATGAAGGCGTTCGTGCTACGTAAGATGAACCAAGCCATGGCAATAGGTTCATTCCAGCAGACCGATAATGGTCTGGAGGTCACGGAACCGGAAGGATTTGTGGCGGTGGACAAGTCAGGCAGTGCTGTCAAGTTGGTAGACAGATTGGGATTTAGTAGGCGTAACCTAACGTCTGTCAGCAAATTCAAGAAATAATTCTAGTGTCTTGTTGATCTGAAGACTTAATTTTTCTTTATCAAAGAAAGTATTGTAGTTGTGTTGCCTCAATGCCTGTGTCTGTAGATAAATGTCTTGCCAATTTTTCTCTAGTAGATCCCGGCAGGTTTCCACTATCTTTTTTATTCTTTCGTTTGGATTTCTTTCTAGGTCATAAGTTTCGTTAAAATAATTACCAAAAGTTTTAAACCCCATCTCCCTCAATTTCTGGAGGTATAGGTAGTTGCCATGCACAACAAAGATCTGTTGTGCGATTATAGGCTTCCATATTTTTTCTGTTATGAATATCTCATTATTAGTATCATTAGTCTCTGACACAAGATTATATTTGGTTTCGTTGTAAGGTTTTTCATAGATGTCTTGATCCATGCCACGGAAAGGATAATCATGTGCCCATGGTAATTCGTATCCTGCAGGAAGTTTTATACCCTTGTCCCAGTTGGTGTAAAGACTGTTACCTAGCAAGGGCTCAATATGATCAAACAACTTGCTCCTATGAGATCTGTTGTACTTGTTGAGGTAAAAAAAATCAAAATATTTTTTACTGTGATTAAAATTATATTGTTTTCCTAGGTGCTTTCTATACATATAAAACCAAAACCAAACAACTCCACCAGACCACTTGATATGCTCTATGTTAATCTTTGGATACATGATGTCCTTATTCTCGCACTCTTTGATATTACTGATACTTTCCCATGGTGTAGATTTTATGAATACAAAACCTTGACTCTTAAGTAGTTGACATCTACGAGATAATTCTGCATGAAATTCTACATTATCCTTAATTCTATCGTTGTCATTCCTTGTGTCTATAATAGCAAATCTTCTATCATAGGTATCTAGGTTGTAGTTGTGTAGGGTGTAGTATTCTCCAGACATGTCAAATGTTTGATTTTCTAACGTATGCATGGATATGAAATCTTCAAGATCTAGATGAAATCCTGTCTTCATCACATCTGTCAGTATAAAATTACGTTGCATAGTCTACTATAAATACCCGTATGTTAACACCATTTTTAAAGTATGTATCTGAGGGCAAGGTAATCAGACGACATAGTGACCTTGAGAGATTCACTTTCCCAGAAGTCACAGAGAGGATATATATCAGTTTCCTGGCACTAGCATTAATGAGTCAACACAAGGACACGGTAGGTTTTGTGCGATCATACGCGGACCAGACCATGGCCAAGGGCACGTTTGATCAGGTCAGGATGATCAACAACGATCTAGCCAACATGTTGGCCATAGTGAGTGGTGATCCCGATATAACTAAGAAACTCAAGAACAAGAACCAAGCACAGGCCATGAGGCAGAGGCAACCGGTACCAGTGATGGCTCTTCGTAGGTACATGAGGACATGGGAGGAGCACTACCGGAATCTAACACAACTGGAACGGGCCTTGAACATAACAGATGCCAACCTCAAGAACATCAGGAGGTCAGTGGCCAACTACAACAGGTTGGAATCCAGACTGAAACTGCAGACACTCCACAGGCTACAACAGCAACTACAGGCCAAACTGCCCAATACGGACCTACACAGGAAATTCAAGGAACTATAAGGATGATCGAACACATCTGTGAACAATGCGGCTGTGAACAGCACTGTGGCAAGTCTTGTACCGAATGCCAGGACTGCCCAGACTGTGACTGTAAAAAATGTAAAGGAAAAAAATGACATACCCAACAGGCAGAGACTTCTGGGTGGCCTACAATGGACAGCACACCGAACCCACTTTTATAGAGAACGCAGGTGATGGGCAATCAGAACTGAGGCGCGAGGCCTACAAACACATAAAATCATGGCGTGGTTGCGTGGACGCAGGAGCCAACGTGGGCATGTGGACCAGGAGCCTGATGCAGGATTTCGAACAGGTACACTGCTTCGAACCCAATCCTATATTCATAGAGTGCTGGAAGAAAAACATACCCACAGACCGGAACGCGGTGCTACACGAAGTTGGACTAGGTGATTCAGAGCACACTGCTACGTTCCTCCAACCACTGCATCAGAAACTTGATCGCACTCCAGGTAATATACAGATCAAAATGCTGGACACTTTTAAATTGACTGACATAGACTTCATCAAGATAGATGTCGACGGCTACGAGGATCTGCTAATCAAGGGTGCCCAAGAGACTATCGCCCAGAACACTCCTGTGATCAACATAGAGATGAAACGTGCCAAGAGACCGGAAGTGGTGCGTGTGGCGGAGAAGATCTTGAAGAATCTGGGCTATAGATGTGAGATTCGCACCAAAAGTGATGAAGTGTGGCTGAAATCTTAATATTACAGCATAATTTACCAAACAAACCCATAAATACTTTTAACGTGATGCCTGAGCGGTATCGCAGTCATTAAAATCAGATAAAAAGGAGGATTAAAAATGGCAAACACAGCAGGAACAAGTAAAGTAAATCCGGTAGTAGCTAACATCATTGGTGAAAATAGATTCTACGGGAAAGAAATAACAATGATAGCCTTAGATTGGGACGTTGACGCAGACGGTTCAAGAGCGGCTATGGAAGCAATCTTAAACGTTGTAACACGTTATGGTAACATCGTATTAGCAGGTGCGGTTTATGACACTGGAACTAAAATGGACATCATCATGGAAGGTGACCTAGCTGGATCAGACTACAAATCAGCAGACGGTACAGTAACTGGCACAGTTGCGGCGGCTATGGTTGAAGACCTAATTAACCTAGGCACAGTTGACGGTGTTAACTTTGCATCAGGTACAGTTGCGGCTACAATCAAGACTACACTAAAATTTGCTTAATTTTTAGTAATACCAAAGGGCGGATCCTTAATTGGCTCCGCCCTTTTTTTGTGGCTTAAATATCGGTATGCACGAATACAGAATACACACATTAGTCGACATCACGGACAACGGCAACCTGAAACAGGCGTTCCCGTTCAAGACAGCGGCCGGAGAGGTCATACACGACAAGCACAGCCTGGGTATCGCCCGCAACCAGAACAGCAACTTCAATACCATGTTACAACTGCTACAAATGAGGGCAAACATCACATGGGAACTGCCACCACAGCGGATTGAGACACAGAGCCTCAAGAATCACATGTTTGGATCGTTCTATGAAGGCCGACAGACCACGTGGCACTTCCAGTTCTTCACAGAGCAATCAGGCCTTTACGGCGATGTACATGATCCTGTAGTACGGTTGACGGAGGACTTCCACCAAGTGCCCATACTGTCTTTCTGCAAGGAGACCGTGACATTCCCCCTGAGCACCTTCGACACCATAACGCCCGTGAGCAAAAACACGTACTTTTCATACGCGGGTCCAATCGATAAATAATACTTGATTAAGGCACACACTACAAAACTTATTAAGGCTAGCACAGGCAATGACACAGGCACAATTCCAGGCTTTAGGAGCGGAGATCAGAGAGATCAAACAGGAGTTGAGAGAGTACATAAGATTAATGAGTACAACAGATTTAGAAAAGACAAACCTAGAAGCACACGTGGACCTCTGTTCGGAGAGGTACAAGGGCCTACACGACAGGCTGAGTGCGATCGAACTGAGACTGGCCAAGATGAACGACGATATGTCAACCAGTCACAAGTCAACAACCAAGACCATCATAGCAACGGCAGGCACAGTGGTGGCGGGACTACTATCAACAGTGGTGGTGATCCTGATGAAGATGCCAGGCTAACAGCCAAGCCATATACAGCAAACACACATGTT